AAAGCCTTTGCCCACGCCTTCGAAGGATGCGGTGCGTTTGGTGGTCTTTTTGGTACGTCGTGCCATTAGGTGGCTCCTTTGATTGTTTCGAGAATATTCTCGTAGGTTGGGTCGATCAGGAAGTCAGGTAGCGAGACCTTCTTGGGCTTCCTGAATTTTGTTATATACGAGGCATTAGGACCAAGTCGAAGACAATACTCTGTAACTTCGACCTCCTTAGCCTTTTTTCCTATTCCTTTCTTCTTGAGGGTTGTTCGCACCACTGTGTTGGCCACGACCGAGACTGCCGCGCAAAGGTGCTTCATAACTGCCGGTGAGAGCGCTGGGCCCATTTCTGGTTCCAGGTCCTCCTCGACCACTTCGTCATCATCGCTGACATTGAACAGACGGTCCTGTGCCAGGAAGATCACTTCCATGTCCAGATCGCGGTAGTTCGTGATCCAGGTCTTGAGCCGGGACGCAACTTCGCCCCAGTCCTTCTTCGTCATCGTGCCCCAGTCGCCCACAGCCTTCTTGGCCTTGGCAGCTTTCGCACCGCCGATCTCTTCGACAACCATGAGCTGTGCCATGGTCACTGTGTCCCAGATCACGGTCTTGAACTTACCGGGGTTCTGCTTCAACCACCAGTAAGTGTCTTCGATGTCATCCCATGTCTCGATGTCACGGACGTCCAGGCCCTTGATGTCAGAGACGCTGTCGTCGCCGTCATCACGTATATTGAGCAGGAGCACCGGGCCCGGGAAGGATGCAGCGAGTGTCGTCTTGCCAGAGCCGGCACGTCCGTAGAAACACCAGGCCCGACCTTCCTTGTCGGTACCCGGCTTGCGTGTGGGCAGGTCCTTACTTGCGCTGCTTCCCGAACTTCTGGACGTCTTCGTAGGACGCTTTGTGGATGATGGCCGGGTCCGGCTCTTTGTAGTCGCTTTTCGTTTTAGTACCATCTCGGTATTCCCTTTCTTTAACAAAGTCGATGTCGAGACCTTGGAGCTTGGCCCGGCACAGAGGTTCATAATCGCACCAAGAGCAGTGCATGTCAACATTCATATCCGAGCACTTTCCGTGCCCTTCAACCATCTCCTTGACTGTGGCTTCGAAGTCCTCGAAAACCATATCGACAACTTGAGGCTGGACCGGGGCATGGACACGGAAGAAATAGTCCTTCATGTTCGCCTCGGCACTGGCCATCAACTGTGGATAATCCTTCGCCTTCTCACCACGCTCCTTGGCAACGCGGCGTATCTTTGCCGGCAGCGTGTCGAGTTTCTTCTGACTCATTTTGCCATCGGCAAGAATGTGTGGGATCGCCGGCGGCTTCGACTTCACATAATCCCACAGGAGGCCATCGAGAGGCTCCCATCCAAGGATGTCATTTGCGCGGATGTAGGTAGCACCTTGCAAACTGCGCCACCGGTCATCGTCACCCGGCCGGCGCTTGAACGACTTGTGCTCACCAAGCCAGCGAAGCTTGTTGGGCGTGATGACCAAGTTATCAATCTTGCCGTTCCAGATGACGCCGGGAAACAGCTCAATCTCGAAGTGGTGTTCCGCGTGACGTTTCTTCTTGCGAACAAAGACCAGGTCCTCGTCGTCATCATAGTGGTTGAAGTAGTCGGTCATGATGTCTTCAACGTCCTCGAGGATGTCGCCGAACTCATCACGCTCCTGCTTAAAGAGCTTCATGGCTTCGACATCGGCACGAAGGCCATCGAGATATGAGAACGGGTCACGGCCATTGCAATGCAGCTCGAGCATTTCATGGATCATGGTACCGAATTGCAGAGGCCGCGATTTGCGCTTCTTGCGCAGCTTCTGCACATACTTGTAGTCATATGCCGCATGGCAACGACGGAAGGTCTTCACCTTCGATTGGCTGACTCTATATTCCTCAGTCATGCTGCTTCCTTCATTTCACGCCACAGGTCTTGGACCTGCGAGCTGGTTTTGGTGTTCAGCAACTCGACTACCTCACACCCTTTGAACTTCGCCACGTCCCGATACTTGTTCAGGTCGAGGCCTTTGCCCCAAGGACCAACGTCACCGTCGGCTTCGATTGGCACGGACATCTCAATCTCAAATTCGTCCATGAGCTCGGGCCATTGCATGATCTCAAGCATCCGTTCATAGACCTCTTCGACCATGTCGTTTCTGACGCGGAACAAAACCGCATCATGGACAGTGCCGCATATCTTAACGACATCACGTCCATACTCCTTGCGGAGCTGTATCGCAGCCATGAGGTTCACCTCGTTGGCGAACGATTGCACAGGCGAGTTGATCGCTTGGCGCTGTGCTGCTTTACTCTCAGGCGAACTGGGATCAAGCTTCGCGTCGGGCAGTCGACGTTTGCGCCCTGACAACGACTTGACGTAACCATGCCGACGGGCATAGCGCTTCTGACGCTTATGCCAGTCGTCCAATGCGGCGTATAGATCGAAGAACGCAATGCGGGACGCCTCAGCCTGTTCATCGGTCACAGCCACGCCGTAGTTGTCGCGGGCGTATTCCTTGAACTTCTTCCACCACATGCCGTAGAGATAGCCGAAGTTAATCGCCTTGGCTTTCTTACGATACTCCTTCCATTCCTTGTCGACTTCCTCACAGGCACCATGTCCCGCCTCAAGTAATGCCTGAATGGCATCACCATAGGTCATCGTGTTCTTGCCGGTCAGGTTACATGCTGTGGATATGACGAGGTCTGCCAGGGCGCCTGAGCGTTCCACCTCGCGCAGAGCTGTCAGCCAATGCACGTCGATCCCACGGACGAAGGCCTCGGTCATCCTTGGCTCGCGAGCGAGCTCGGCAGCAATCCTCAATTCCGCCTGTGACAAGTCACACTGAATGAGTGTCCAACCCTTTTCGGCTGATATGAGGGAGCGGATGCGCGGATCGCGTGGGACCTGCTGCAAGTTCGGGTGCTCGCATGAAAGGCGGCCGGTGACCGTTCCGTGAAGTTTGAAGGACGGGTGTAGGTAGAACCCCCGCTTCTGCTCGTGGAGAAACGGCTTCCATCCGTCGATAAAGAACGACAGCTGTTGCTTAGCGGCTCGGAAACGTAGGAGAGCGTCTGTGCAAGGGTGGTCAAGGCGTTTGATAACCGACTCACTGCATGAGTAATTTCCTGACTTGCCCCTTGGACCAATTGGGTCAATTCCGAGATGGTCGAAGAGCAACCATGAGAGTTGATCAGTTGAGCCCCAATTAAAGCGCTTTGGATCGTTTTTCCGCTTTGCGTCGGCGAAACGATAGACAGTACCGTCTTTCTTGACATAATGATCGGGCTCCCATTCTGCCAGCTCGGCAAGAGCCGTGTCATACTTCTCGCGAAGAACCACCTCCGCTTCATCAAACTGGTCGATGTCGATAAAGACACCATCATACTCAACCTCAACAAACAGGTTGGCACATGGCATCATGATCTTATCAAAGACCCGCTTGACTTCCCAGTCGTCCTTGAGTTGTTTGGCGAATAGGAACTTGAGTTTGCGGGTATAGTAGACGTCGTGGGCAAGGTATTTGCAGTGCTTCTTGAGCGGCACATTCATGCCCTGCTTCTCGGTTGTCTCAATCTCCCAGTCGGGCGCACCGAGCAACACCTGTGCCAGATACTTCAAGCCGTGACGTGAGTTCTCGTCAAGCAGGAAGTGCGCCAGCATTGTGTCGAAGTCCATCTCCCAGTGGATGCCTAGATGCACCAATGTCCACAGGAGGTCGAATTTCCCGTTGTGGGTTATGAGCATCATATCGTCCCGCACCTCGTTGACCAGGTCCATGATGTCTATGACTTCATCCTGTGTCCATGGTGATTGCGGGTGGTTGACTGGGATGCACCACTGGTTGCGCTTCGTACCGAAACCTAGTGACACGATCTTCGGCTCAGGGTCCTTGACCCATACACCATCCTTGAGCTGCTGCGTCTGCCAGGGGTAGAGCTGCGTTGTCTCAATGTCGTAGGACACGGCGCCATGGAGGTCGTTTATCATGTCGCGGACGTCATCCTGTGACGACACGATCCGGAAGTGCAGGTCCTCTTCCTCGGGCACACCCCCGAACTTAATCATTTCGTCCAAGAACTTCATGTCGGTGTGGAAAAGCACTTCCTGCTTTTCGTCGTGCCGCAAGATGCCAGGATTATTCATGGGCAGGTAGAACTTCGACCCTTCCTTGATCGGTCGACCTCGAAGCTTGCTGATGCCCGCTTTACCCGTGATCGCTTGTAGCGGCGTGTTACCGACCAGCACCACATACTCGAAAGTGGACAGTGCCTTCTCGACACGATCCACGCTTGACTTAATCTCGGTCTTTGTCGCGGCTTTGCCATTCTTTGGTGACCCGTCGAGGACTGACACTACCGTGACATCATACTTCTCCTCGAGCGGGGCGATAATCCAGTCAATGGCATCCTCCGAGCGGTGGTGATCCTCGGGGCACTCAAGGAGGACACCCACCTTCTGTTTTGTTCGGGCTTTCGCCTTGCGTCTAGGTTTCCACATCTACGAGCTCCTGCGTGTTCCAGTCGACAACATAACCCGCCGGGAGCACTCTGTAAATGCCAATATTCTCTACGCCTTTGAGGTGGTCATTGATACGATAAGGCGTGGCAAAGAAGATACGCTTCACCAGGCCTGTGCGCTGTATCTTGTCGAAGCAGTGAACGCAGGGGCTGTCCGTCACGTATAGATCGAGCAACGGGGAGTCAGGCTCCAGAGGCGGTAGGTGGCGTAGCGCATTGTCTTCCGCGTGGATGGTTTCGCGGCAGACGTGTTTTCCGGGGCAGGCGTTGCCCGAGCAGTGAGGAGCGCCCGAAGGCGCCCCGTTGTAGCCGATGCTGACAATGCTTCGACCTTGAACAATCACCGCACCGACGTTTAGCCTCATGCAGGTTGACCGACGTGCTACCGCCTGAGCAATCTCCATGAACATCTGTGGACGGGTTGTTCTCATTGGCCGAACTCCAGTCCTTTGATGCTGGTGAGCATCGCCTGAACCCACTTCGCCTGAGCGACTGCGTCATCAGCTGCGCTATGCGCTGTGACAGGCTTAACTCGGGCGATATTAGGAGCCAGCATTGCGAGTGTGCGAGTGTCACGCAATGACCTGAAATCCCAAGGCTCGGCGCGCATCAGGCTCTTGAGCGTTGCGATGTCGAAGGCAGGACCGTGTGACCAGACGTGCTTGATCCCACAGGTCTGAATGATCGTGGTCAATCGGTCCTCGAGGTCATTGATCGAGTAGACGGTGCTGGGATCAAAGGCCTGCTCCCGTGCCATCTCACTCTGTCCCATCCACCACTTCAACGTGTCGCCGCTGATGGTGCGAGCCATGTCCAGCTGCTCGTCAATGTCGAGCGCCATTTCGTGGGCATCGCCCAGGTTGAACTCATCGAAGCAGACCCACCCAACCGACAGCACAACGGCCGAGGATTGAGTGTCAAGGGTCTCGATGTCAAGCATGAGGTGTTCCATCAGAAGTCTCCATTAAAGTACAGTACCGCGGTGCCGATCAGCACAGCGAGGGTGAGCAGGACCACGAAGATGATCGAGCGGCGGATGCCTTTGCCGTAGGGAACGGACTCGGCTTCGAAGGGGTATGCCGTTTCGATTGTCACAGGCGGATGGGTATTGCCCCAGCTGTGAAACCAGACGTGACCTTGCCGAAGGATCATGAGGCGCTCACGCCACGTCATCTTCCACTTGCTGATGACCATGCCTCCCTCAGGGTGACGCCAGATGGGAAGAGGGTATACGTTCTCCTCCTCGCCTTCCGGGGGTAGAAGCTTTGCTGTTGCTTCGGGGAAATCAGTCGCTTTCATTTTGGGCCTCCTTGGCTCATGGTGATAAAGTCGTTGGCGAAGACGTGCAAGCTGGTGCAGTGCATCGTCAGGGTTCCCATGCGGGTGTCATCCCACCGGGAGTCGATCTTGCGACACTCATCCCGAACCCAAAGCATCAACCGGATGGTCAGGTAAATGTCGTCGGGCATGTGGTGCATGAAATCGCAGGAACGGAGTGGGTAATAGCAATGGAGCTGACCATCTCGCACCCAGAACTGGTAACCAAGAGAACAGGGCTTTCGTCCTCCGACCACCTTACCTACATCCTCAGGATGAAAGATGGGGAACCATTCCTGTCGAGAAAGAGGATTGGCCGCGAGCTGTCTGACCAGGTCATTGAGGTCTCCGTATTCGTTACGGATGCCTGAGTTGACATAGGCTGAGGGAGGCACCTCCGACTGGTATTCAATACATCGACGGTCATAGTCCATCGCCTCCTCAGCTGTCTTCATGGGGCCGAAGTGTCCAGCAAATCTTGGCCAATACCGTTCCATGTAGTTGTGGTTGAACATTCCGTTCTCATCGCGGAAGCTATCAGCGCTGCCGCCCCAAGGCCAGTTCGCCCACTGGATACCGGGGTTGATCGGGAACCCACAAACACGTTCCTCGAAGTGGTCATCAGCCCAAGGCAGGTTTGGTTTGATGTCATCGCGGTACGCTTGCAGGTCGTCCTGGCCTCGCAGTTCATGGGTGAAGGTGTAGTTCATGAGTTCATGGGTGGCGAACTCGGGACGTGCCTCGCGTCCTTGCCATGGCGCAGATGGCACCTTCTGGGATTGCGACAGCATCAGGTTCCATGTATGCTCACGGATACGGGCGAAGCTGTCACGGCCGCTGAGGTAGTTGAAAGATGGGGATCGCATTAGTCGTCTCCTTGTTCGTCAGGGTCAATGTAGTCGCCCTGCATTCCGGGATGGTTGTCGCCCACGTACTCGGTGAGCTCCTCTTTTATGTCAGGGTCAATGAGCTCCTGGAACATATCGTGGACCCGCATACCTTGAGCATATTTTTGGATGCCCCTGTGGTATTCGGGAATTAGGTACCGTGCCGTCCACTTGACGCACCACTCCCAGAACTTCGGATCGACTTCCTCAATCGACTCCAATGCCCCCACAGGATCGTCGAGGTTTGGAGCCAGGGAGGCGAAGTACATGGGATGGACAGTGACGTTGGCGAAGAACATGGTGAGGCGTGTCATGGCCTCGGTATCGAAGGGAGCGAGCAGCTCATCGCGTATGAACACCAAATCCGCCGGGAACTTCTTGAACAGCTCAGTCGTGCGGTAGTAGGCATGTGCCTCCGTCGTGTGGTCACCATGATAGGTCAGGGACATCGACTGGATGCAAGGCGTCATCACGGAGGCTCGCTTGGAGCCCTTGGTTGGGTCGGACTTGGTGGTGTGTCCCGAACAGGTAAACGAGACACTGCCATACTTGCGCTGCTTGAGGCGCTTATCCCATAAGGGTATAACTGCATCGCGAGACTCTGCCACCAAGTACAGCCGTTTGAGCATGGACATCTTTGACTTGGTGTAACCAACATCGCGCATCTGCAAGTCATCTTCAATCTCCGTGAAGGTGCGGGTCACATTGCCGATGATCTTCCGAGCGCCCGAGTACTCGTCAGCGGGGTGTGCCATCATGTCGAGGCAAAACTTGATCCATTCATCCCGCATTGAGCTGCTTCCTTATATCTTCCAGCACGGCGGTGAAGTCACGGGCTGCGACAAACAGCTGCTTCTTCTGCTCCCACTGCGGGTCTTTTTGCATGGCCTGGAACACCTCGGGATTGATGACTGCGCCCGCACCTTCGAAGAGGCCTGACGCCTCGACCATGTATTGCCAGTCGAAACTACCAAGAAGCTGCATCGCACTTTTGACGCAGCTCATAGCCATCTCGAAGTCCTCGGGGGTTTCTATTCGTTTGGGTTCATTCATGAGACTCTCCTTCCAAGGCAATGTACCAAAAACAAGGTCCTGGTACAATGCCGATTGTCTTTGGGGTTTATGCGCGCTCGAAGTGAGGCTCGTGGATGTCGTTCTCTTCGACCAGGTCTGTGTGGACGGGAGGCTCCCAGCCGGCAGGCTTCACGACATCGAACGAAGAGCCCCGCTTGCTGTTGCTGCCATCGAGGTCAGCACGGACCTTCGCCATATTGGCTGCATGAACCCGACGCCACGCTTCGGCGAAGATGTCCTGGAACCCGTGAAGGTGTGCCGTTCCCAGAACCACATACATTTCGTCCACCAAGGCGTCAAGGCATTGCTCGAGCTGGTGCGTGTATTCCGCGACATCGCGAGACTCAGGGTGACGGGTTGTTTCTTGGTAGGCGTTGTTCTGGCCCCAGCCATACTCGTCCAGCTCTTCCTGCATGAACTTGCGGCGGAAGTCAGCGATGTCAGCTGGCAGTGCGCGAGGTGCGCCCGTGTAATCAATCTCGAACTTCCTGTGGAACTCGAGGATGTCGGCGAGCGGGTCGAAGACCGGTGGCTCAGGAGCATCACCGATACACTTGAAGCGACCATCAAGGAACTCATCTTCCGGACGGACCCAAGTGTTGCGGCCTTCGGGATAGTCCTGGTAGACAATCATCATGGTCTTGGCGTCGGCCTCGAGCAGGCAACGATTGACGACAACGTAGATGCCGCCCGTTTTGAGGTGTTGGAAAAGTTTACGTGGCATGGGTGAACTCCTTACATGCGGTTATGAGGGGGGTGATGTCATCGCCGATATTGTAGACGAGGGCATCGTGCTGTTGAGCCCAGTGACGGTAGGCGTCACGGATGGC